TTTTTATTAATATTAAAGTTTTTAAACTCCGCCATATTAAATACCATATTATTAGAAATAACCTTATTTTCAACTACTTGAATATCTATATTTTCGGTTATTTCGTCAATAAATCCATATTCCAATGCTTCTTCGGCGTTTAACCAAGTTTCGTTGTCCATTAATTCTGATAATTTCTCTTTATCAATATTAACCTTTTGCAAATAGGTTTCCGTTATTGAATTTTTGTATTTCTCAAGCACATCTGCCTGTTTTCTCATTTCTTCTGAATCCCCCATTGCAATTGTTGAAGGGTTATGTATCATAAACAAAGCATTTTTAGGCATTCTAACTGTATCTCCAGCACACGTGATTAAAGTAGCCGCACTTGCTGCAATACCGTCAATATTTACAGTTACTTTGGCTTTATGTCTTCTCAAAGCATTATTAATTGCAATAGCAGTATCAACTACTCCGCCATTTGAATTAATATAGACATTAATGTTTTCTACATCTAAGTCAGCCAAATATTCTGTAACTTCCTTAGCACTTACGGTGTCACCCCAAAAACTTTCAGCTATATCACCATACAACATCAATTCGGCATTTTTATCATCGTTTTTAACTATATTCCATATAGTTTTATTCCTCTGGCTCATTGTTTGGTGGTTCGGTATAGATTGTCCCATCCAAAATCACTCCTTTCTCATTTGCTATTTTTTGTTCTTTTGCCAATATTTTTATATTTTGTTCAAAATCTCCCCCATTTAATTCAATAGTTTCACGGCTTCTCGTTGATAACCCGGCATTTATTCTCAAAATTGCCGCATTAACTTCTTTCGTAGGATCTAACTGTCCTTGTGATGTTCCACTCCAAATTGCGTTACTGTATGCTTTTCTAATCAAAATGTCATTTTCAAAATCATTTATTTCTACTCTTCCTAGCAAAACCGCCTCTCTTAGCCACTCTTCATAAACAAGTTGGCAAAAATTTTTAGCAAACCATTCACGTTTTTTTCTAAAAGTTTTCCACGCTTCCAATAAAGCTGCTCTACTTGCTGAATAGCTGCTTGTGAAGTGCATTATCATAAGTTCGTAAGGAATACCCAAGCTACTTCCAATTTGTCGTATTATAGCTGTCATAAATGGCTCAAATTGTGCATTAGGTCTTGCCGGATTTACAGATGTTGCTTTTTCCCCCTTATTAAGAGTTACTATTGCACCACTTGAAAGCTCCAACGTTCCAGATTCTTCGTTCGCTATGGCATCTTTTTGTCCGACGTTCGATAAATCCCCTGGATTTGTTTGAGGTATATCAGCTGATTCAATAAAAATTGTAAACATACTGCTTATAATTGCACTCGTTAATTCTGCATTTGTATATCTATCAAGTTGTTTCAGACTTTCCATTACAGGAGCTAATATTGGCACGCCTCTTACTTGCCCTGGACGCTCCGAAGTTGTCAAATGAATTATGTTTAATTGCCCTTCACTTCCGTACATTTTTATGTATTTATATTGGTTTATACCTCTGATTTCATCGTTTGGATTATGTTCCTGAATATAATAACCATCAATACGTCCATTTTTGTTAAATTGTACTCCCTGAACAATAGAAGTGTCGCTCATTTTATTGCTTGGAGTATTTACTCTGTCGGGCTCAATTATGGATAATTTCAAACTATACGGATTTTCTGGAGTTTCAAAATAATTCAAATGAATGAAACATTCTCCATTTAACAACGTTGTCAAAAAAACTAAATCTTGAATTTCGTAAAAGTTAAGTAAACCTGTTTGATCTATTTTAGAATTACTCCACAAATTAAATTCTTTTTCAATTTTAGTTTCTAACGTTTCTATCTCATCTTCGGATAAGTTTACAATATCTGAATCAATACTTGATTTTAATTTTAACCCTGAACCAACAGCATTCATTTTCATTGTATTCAAAGCTCCATTAGCCAGAGGTGCTCCCATATATAAATCTCTGGAACGAGCCACAAGTTTTTCACGGTAGTTATAAATGTCGTTCTTTACTCCACCGAGAGAAGCAAACCATCCTCTCAAAGATTTTTTACGGGTACTTGCCCCGTGTTCTCCATAACCTTTATTCATTATTTTTTGATTTTGGTTAAACAGCTTTAGCCTTTCTCTTGCTCCAGCCATCTTTAATGCTTTTTCTGGATTAAATACTCCTACTGCCTTATCAAATAAATTCAATCATTTCCACCTCCTAACTATTACAAATCTCTTATTATAACCTGTACAGACTGTGTACGCCGTCCACTGTTTTGTGCAAGTGTTAAATTATGCTCCCATAATTGTCTAGCTTTTATAATTTCAGTTAAATCTGCTCTCGTCAGTTCTCTACTTCCAATTTTATAGCTCTGTCCTAACAATACAGCCTTTTCAGCCTCAATATATGAATTTATCATTTCTTTGCAAGTTTCTATACTATACATTTTTACCTCCCTATATTCCGCTACGAATTATTCGCCTGCCGCTATTTCTTTGTTGTGTCCTAAAATTATTAAGTACATCCGTTGAATACCGTATATTTAAGTTAGGATTCGCTATTCTTAGTGCTGCTTGTGCATAATTCCTAATATCCAAAGGCTCGTTTCTTTTGTCTCCAATTGTTTTCCATTCGATTTTAGCTTGTCCTTTACTGAATGTAACAATTTTTATTTCAGAAGTAAGTCCTTTGAAATAAACTTCATCATATCCACGTTTAGGATCATTTGGATAGTGCATATATTTTTCTCCTGGTTTCTCAACTTTTAAATTACTCATTATTGAATCTTTTCCAGTATTAACCCCAAGCACAAATAACGAAATACCACCTTTATTATTTTTACTTGGACGCGAAATAAGAGGTCTCCCAGTTTCTCCGCTTCCTTTTATTCCAAAAATATTCAACTGTTCTCTTGCTTTTACATATCTGTAAACATCATCAGTATGATGTCCGCCTGTATCAATACAAGTACAAGCAACTCTTATTTTCTCTCCATTCTGATATTCAAAATCTCTCATAAGAAATTCATCCAATGTATTCCATACATACGGCAATGCAGGATTTCCCATAATAACTCTATAATAAATTCCCCAACTTTCTTCTCCTGGTCCCCATCCAACAATTTCAACTTCAAGCCTGTCATCTTGAACGTCTACACCAGCAGTCAATACCGTAACTTTATCAGGTATTTCAATATCATTTATCGTACCATCTTCTTCGTTTATATATTCTCCATAATCCTCAGTTCTCGCTTGTATTTTTTCAAAATCAAATCTTTCAACTTTTTCTTCCCAGCATTCTCCAAGAGCTGTATTGACAAATACTTTCATCAATTGTTCGTCGCCTTTTGCTGCTCTAAATTTACGAATCATGCTAGCCCATTTGGTAAACGGACTATATAACTCTGATACATGAAATCCTCTTGAAATATGCGGGTCTACATCAGGATTTGTACTTCTCCATTCACCTTTAATAAGGTTTCGTTTCCACTCGTACTCTGTTGAAGTTTCCATACATTTTTCGCATTTATGCGACACATCTTCAAAAACGATATTTCCCCATTTCAAAGTTTGCATTTCTCCACATTTTGGACAAGGAATGTAATACTCGTCTTTTGAGCTATTCTCGTATTCAAGTTCTATCCTGCTCCCACCTTTGATAGTTGGTGTGCTTGTCAAAACTATTTTACTGTTTGGCCAAGTTTTTACTCTCTCTATCGCCAAATTCAATGGATCTCCATCTTTTTTAGCACTTCTAGGGAAACGGTCAATTTCATCTGCCAATAAAACTCTAATTGGTCTACTTGCTAATTCTGAAGCTGAATTGCTCCCAGTTAAAACAATATATCCGCCTGAAAATTCTTTTTGCCTTTTTGTATCCCTGGCATCAGCATTTTCAATAACTTTACTCCTAAGTTGTGGAGTCGATTGAATCATGTCGTTAAGTCTTGTTGTTGAAAAATCAGCCGCCATGTCTTTAGTAGGCATTAAAAACATAATAGGAGATGGCTCATAGTCCATGAAATATCCGACAGTATTCATTAGAATTTCTGTTTTTGATAACTGAGCGCCATACATCATCACAACTTTTTCTGTATTCTTGTCAGAGATTGCTCTCATTACTTCTCTTTGAAATGGCACTCTATCAGTTTTCCATTTTCCTGGAATTGCTGAGCTTTTAGTTGATAAAACTCTATACATATCCGCCCAAGTATCAATTGTTAATTTTGGTGGTGGCTTTAAAACTAAGGCAATTTTTTTAAATAATTTAACTGTTCTTTTTAGGTCTTCCTCTAATTCTTTTTTCACTTTCAACTTTCACTTCCGTATCTTTCTCATTTTCTATAAAAATTTTATTATTTTTAAACATTTCTGGATCATATTCGCTAAGTTCCTCCAAAACCTCGAATATTTCATCTTGAATAACATCCTGAATTTCCCCAAGATTATCCGCCGCAATTACAGCTGGTGCTACCTTACTAGATATAGAAAGCAGTTTTCCTTTAATATTCATAAGCATATCAGTCATAACTTTTTCGACGATAGTTGCTAAATGTAATTGGTTTTTAGTTTCTTTGATTTTTAAATCTTTTAATTCTGTATCTTTTTTTATTCTCTTTATCTCTTCCTTGATTTTTTCATCTTTTAGATTCAAATCTACATCATTTTTAGATTCCATATACTCAATATATCCACGAACACTTTCCAACAATAAATACTTACCTTTTTCCGTTTTTTTGATTATTCCTTCATTAGCCAAATTCCGAAGGTGTCTGTCTGTTATTCCCAGTAATTTAGCCAATTCTGTAGCTTTTATTATTTGATTTTCTTTTATTAACATAACACCTCCTTCGGAACGGAAATGAAATTTGAAAAAATTAGTGTACATATTTTTTCTGGGGCTTCGAACCCGTTCGCTCTTTTTTGTCTCTCCAGAAGTACCTTTTAATTATTTCTTTGTTTTTACTTTAACGACTGTTTGATGTATTTGCTATTTCGAGTATTTAGTCTCTATTTCTACTAGTTTATCTCTCAATCCTTTGTCTTCTTCTCTCTGTTTCTTCATCCCTGCTCTACATCTATCAAGATACACATCATACATCTTTATCTTCACACTATCTATCTTAGTATCCAATTCCTTATTTATATTCTCTAGTTTATTTAAAAGTTCAAGGCTCTCATCGATTCTTTTGTTTATGTATTTCTTCAGATAATGTTTTACAATCTCGAACACTATTAATACCACCACAAAATATCCTAGCATTATTAAAAAGATACTCATCTCTTTTGATTCCTTTTTCTGATTTTTTCTAAGTATAAATGCCCTTTCATCGTAAGTCTTTCAGGCAATGTGTACTCCTCAATGCCTATATATTCTATCGTTTTGACAAGACCATCTTCAGCTAATAATATCGTGTGGTATTTAATTTCTTCGTAAGTAAAATCTCCTAGTGCTTCTTTTCTAGTACCAAAATCATCAGTATAACTCTTCTCAAAAATATACGAGTGTCCATCACTTTCAAGATATTCCAGTATTTTTTGTACCAACTTCATATTCAGTTTCATTTTTTCTCCTAACAAAAAAAGACCGTATATATAAAATCAAGGCTTTTTAGTTCCTCAAGTTTATAAATACGGTCATCATTTTGTGTACGTCGCTATTTATATTTT